GTATGCGAACCCGTCCTTCGAAGCACAGGTCGAGACGATCGGTAAGGCAGCGACCAGCGGCATTATGTCAACCAAGACTCAGGTCGACGAGCTTTATGGCGACGACAAGGACGACGATTGGAAGGCGGAAGAGGTCAAGCGCATAAAAGAGGAGCGCGGTATCCTCGAAATGAACGAACCCGCGTTGAACGATTTTGATTGAGGTAACAACAGATGAGCGGCGTTGATTTTGACAGAGAGATAGCGCAGATCTATCGCGATATGGAGCTTTATCTCATCGAGTCGATGCAGCGTAACCTCGCCCGTCATCTTGCCGAGGAGGCAGACGCCGGGCTCAGATACCCTCAGTGGCAGGCGGAAAAGCTCAAGGAGCTGAAACGCTACCAACGCGAGAACCGGCAGATTATCAGCAGCCGAACTCGCGGTCTGTCGGACAGAGTATCGGAGCATATGAAAGCGGAGCTGCGGCAAGGCTCAAAGCATGAACTGAAGCGCTATAAAAAAGCTCTCGGCAAGGGCTATAAATCCGCAAAGGCCATGCGCAAAAGCTTCTTCAAGGTCAACGACCGAAAGATAAGCGGGATGATTAACGCCCTGCAAAACGATCTCGGTGCGGCAAATACTGCCGTGCTGCGTATGATGAACGACACCTATCGGCAGACCATCTTTCGAGCAGGAATGTATGCCTCAAACGGCGTGATGACCGAAACACAGGCATACGATATGGCCGTGAAAGACTTTCTGGAACGCGGAATCAACTGCATCGAGTACCGCGATGGCCGCAGGGTCAATATAGCGGATTACACATCAATGGCCGTTCGCACGGCGAATCAGCGGGCGTATATGGTGGGCGAGGGTGAATTCCGCAAAAGCATAGGCGAGACGCTCGTAATTATTTCGCACCACGCTTCCGCCTGCAAACTCTGCAGACCGTTTGAGCGCAAGGTGCTCATTGATGATGTGTATTCCGGCGGCAAGCCGGACGACGGCGACTATATGCTGCTGTCCGAGGTGATGAAGCTCGGCTTGTTCCATCCTCGTTGCCGGCACGGACTCGGAACCTATTATCCGGAACTTGAAGAAATCAATCACTACAACAACGAGGAAAACGATGTTTCCGATTACGGACGATACAACCGTGCGCACATAGAAAACATGGTGCAGCGGTATAAGCGCCTGACAGTCGGCAGCGTCGATCCCGAGAATGTGGCGAGATATCAGGCGAAGCTCAAAGAGTGGGAGCGAAAAATATCACCCTATGGTGTTGAAAAATTCAAAAAAAGTGATATAATAAATATAAGCCAGTTTAGAACTACGGATGACCCATTGCGAGAAGCACTCGGAAGCGCAGAAGATTCAAATCCAAAGGAAATAAAGGCGATTAAAACTCATCTTGAGGAGATAGGAGTCTCGTTAATCAGAACGAAGGCTGAAAAACTTTCGTATTCACCGGGTCTATCAAAAGGTCAACCTGGAACTGTCTATATTTCTGAAAATGCGAGCTACGGTGCGTGGCTTCATGAACTTAGGCACGCAGAAGACGATATGAAAGACGGATGGCTCGGGATGAGAGTTTTTCAGAACCCGGAAAAATGTATTAAGCGTGAGATCGATGCTTATCAGGTGGAAATAGATCTGGCAAAAAGTATCGGAAGAAACGATATTGCAAAAAGATTGGAGGTGCTCCGTGATAATGAAATCAGTAAATACAAACAACAGTGTTAGTTCTCTTATATCGAGAATGTCTGCGAATGACATGAATGCGGTGTTATTAGGTGCTAAGTCAGATATCCCGATCCTTAATCTAAATGCCGTTATTTTTGGCGCAAAATCCAGATGTACATCGCCAGAATTTATTGAACTTCTTAAAACAAAAATGCTTGATTCGGGTGTTTCTTTTATGGGGATGCCTCTTGAAAGTTTTGCGACGGCAGCACTCGATGTTCTCGGAGTTCAAGAGTACAATGGAACCGACGATTTTATTTGTAAGTTGATAAATTCAGGCTTTAATCTGTAATAGTTTAATTTAATAATCACAGCGTTTTGCATTCAAATGCAAGACGCTGTTTTTATATATCCAAAAAACGTTTGCCTGTATCGTAAAACAGGGTAACAGTTGACCTTAACTGAGAAAAGGAGTGTAAAAAAATGGCAGAAGAAAACAAGAATGTTGAAACCACGGAGGGGCAGGGCAACGAGGAGCAGAACGAGCAGACTCAGCCCGAAAAAAAGTACACCGACGAGGAAGTAAACAACATCAGCGTCAAAAACAGCAAGAAGGCAGTCGCCAAGCTTATGAAGGAACTCGGTATAACCGAGAAGACCGACAGGGCAAAGGTCAAAGAGCTTATCGAGAAGGCGCAGCTTGATAAGCAGGAAGAGCCGGAGACGGACGGCGCGGAGCAGAACTCCCGAGCAGCCGCCGAACTCGCAGAGGCTCGTGCAATGGCCGAAGGCGCAGTCCTGGAAGCTGTGATGCTCGCGGCACATGTCAAAGCAGACAAGGTGTCTAAGGCGGTCAAACTCATCGACCGCGCGGACTGCCTCGACGATGACGGCAAATTCAGCCGTGAAAAAGCTTCCGCCGCAGTCGCCGAACTGCTCAAAACGTGGACAGAGCTGACCGATAAGGCTGAGGACGGGGGACCCGGATTCAGCATAGGCGGGGACGGTCAGGAAGACAAGAGCAAGAAAGCACCCGCCAAGAAGACAGCTCAAAAGAGTTGGAACAGATTTAACTACTAAAGGAGTGTTGAAAAATGCCTAACACGGCAAACTACGCAGAAAGATGGGAGCCTGAGCTTCTCGAGATCCTCACGCAGGATTCGCTCATTTCTCCCTTTATTACGACTGCAGTGAAGTGGCTCTCGGCAAAGACCTTCCACTTTACCCAGATGTCGACCAGCGGCTATAAGAGCCACAACAGAAACGGGGGCTGGAACCGCGGAGTCTTCGTGCAGACGGATGTTCCGTTCACCGTCACGCACGACAGGGATATAGAGTTCCTTGTCGATAAACTCGATGTCGATGAGACCAATGCGACAGCGTCGATGGAGAATATCTCCAAGACTTTTGTCCGCACGCAGGAGGTACCCGAGGCTAACGCCCTCTTCTTCTCCCGCGTCGCGGCGCAGGCAAAGAAGCTCGACGGCTATCATACCGAAACAAAGCTCAGCGATTATACCACTGCCAATGTCTTCACCAAAATCAAGAAGGCGCTCGGCTCCGGCAAGCTCCGCAGATACAAGGCGATGGGTGCGCTTGTCGTCTACGTTAGGTCTGAGATAATGGATCTGCTTGAGGAGAGCACCGAGATTGCAAAGAAGATAGAGATGACCCAGATAGCGGAGGGCGGCATCGGCATCGAGACCCGCGTCACAAAGATTGACGGTGTGCCAGTCTTCGAGGTCATCGACGATGAAGTGTTTTACGACGCCTTCGATTTCGACGGCGAGGATGGCGGCTTCGCGCCGGCAGAGACGACCTATAAGGCATCAGCCGATACCAGCGTTGTGGCCGGTAAGACCTACTACACCAAGAGCGGTAAAAAGTATACCGCCGTCAAGAGCCCGACCGGCAATCCGTCCACTTCGAGCTACTACGAGGTTGATGCTGCCGGCTCGAAGAAGATCAATATCCTGATTGCTTCGCCTCTTACCACGAAGTTCGTGCCGAAGGTCAACAGTATTTACTTCTTCGCACCGGGAGCGCACACCGAGGGCGACGGTTGGCTGTATCAGAACCGTGCTTTCTCCGATGTATTCGTATTCCCCAACGGCAAGGATAACAAGGTCGACAGCGTGTTTGTCGACACCGATATCGCTTGACGGAGTTGATGCATAATGTATGCTGACGTCAATTTCTACTTAGAATCTTTTCACGGTACGCAGGAGGCTTCGTGTGAAATCGAAGCCTCTTTGTCTTTGGCCGAGATAAAGATTGACGAAGCGACCTTCAACCGCATCAAAGGGCGCGGTTTTGAAAACCTTACCGAGTTTCAGCAGGAAAAAATCAGGCTCGCCGCATGTTACCAGGCGGATTATATTCACGAAAACGGATATGACGGCTCGGGTATACAGAGCTATAGCGTGCTTGACATAAGCGTTACGGTCAAGGATTCCGGCAAGGTCTACGAGCGACTCGGAATGAGTCCCGTAGCGTATGCCCTGCTGCAGCAGACCGGACTTACAGGGAGGATATCATGATGGCAAACAGCATTAAGAAACTGCCGTTCCCGGATTTCCTTTGCGTTACGCCTTGCGAAATACGGCTTGACGAGCCCGACATCAGTGAGGACGGAGAGCCGAAAACTCACGCCCCGATAAAAGCCTCCTGCATCTATTCCGAGCGCAGGAAACGGCTGTACGACAAAGACGGTAAATATACCGAGCTTGTCGGCAAGGTTATCGTAAAAGGCGATATTGCGCCGAAGATGCGCGAAATATCGAGCGGTACGATTACCATTCACAAACGCGAAATGACAATCTATTCGGGCATCAGAGCTAAAAATGCGGATGGTACGGTGAATCATACGGAGTTTGAGCTGAAATGAAGGTCACAGTGAAGCTCAACACGGCAAACATAAACCTCATTGAAAAAGCAATTTCCCGCAACCTGGTAAAAACGGCAGACGCGCTGAAGACGGATCTTCAGCAGACGGAGACGATGCCGTTTAAGACCGGACAGCTGCAGAACCGCTCCACTTTCATCGACGACAAAGAAGCGGCCACGGGCAAGGTATATATCGTGTCCGATACGCCGTATGCCCGCAGGCTTTATTTTCACCCCGAGTACAATTTCAATCGGACTGAAAACAAAGCGGCGGGCGGAGCGTGGTTCGAACCGTATATCTCCGGTCAGAAAAAGGATTATGCAAAGCGGGTCTTCGCGAAATTCATGCAAAGGAGCTGCGGCGGATGACGCTGAAAGTATTAAAAGACTTTTTTAAAACCGCATACAGCTGGACGGACACTATCTCCATCGGGAAGATAGACGACGACGCTGAGAGAGCGATTTGTTTCTATCACTCCCGAGTCGGCTCGGCAAAGATGCAGACTGTGGGCGGTAAAGTCAACAGAAGCTACGGCATGCTGTCTGTTACGGTTCTGCTGCGCTGGACACGAAATGCAGATGCAGCCGAAAACAAGGTGCAGAGCATTTACGACTTTTTCGATGAGAAAAACTTTGAAATCGACGGAAAAAGGGCATTCGTTATCTCCCGCTATGACGGTCCTATTGACTTGGGGACAGACGGCAACGGAGTATATGAATATTCTTTTGAATTCGATGTCTATTACGACAAATAAAAAAGGAGTGAAAATATGACTAATTTTTCAGGAGTTTTCCCAGTGTATGATCTCGACATCGAGATATGCACAAGCGGCTCGACATTTGCGCCGATAGCCGACATGGAAAATGCAAAGCTTTCGATTGAAACCGGCGTAGAGACCTGGAACTCAATCACCGAGGACGGCTGGCAGAGGGCACTGGCGACCGCGAAGTCATACACGCTTTCCATGAGCGGCAAGCGCAATGTCGGCGACCCCGGCAACGATTATATTGCAGGACTCGCGCTCAAGAACGGACGCGACTGCGATTCCAAAATCAAGGTGACATTCCCCGACGGTGCGACGTTTAACGGCGATGTCGTCGTGTCGGTTAGCGATTATGCCGGCGACGATGCGACCGCCGTCAATCCGCTGGCGTTTGACCTTATCAGCAACGGCAAGCCGACCTACACACCGGCTACGGGCTCATAATTTTCGGGACTGCTGCACAATGCGGCAGTCCTATTTTTATCCAAAATCTCAAAGAAGGAGCGAATCAATATGAGAATAATCGATACAGGCGACGCCATTCTTTCGGGCGACAATCATCCGCAGCTTAAAATCGGCGACAAGCTTTACCTTGTCGATGACAGAAAGTCCACCTGGGACAAGATTCAGCAGGTGCAGGAAAGGGGCGGTGATAATGTCGATGCCGAGATTCTCGCCCTTGCGCTCGGCAAAGAAGCGGTTGCCGAGCTGGTAAACAACAGCGATATATCTGTGTCAGGTTATACGAATCTGTCATTTTACGTCATGGCAGCCATAACCGGCGAGGACTATGAAGATCTCAAGAAAGCAGCCAAAGAAAGAAAAAACTAACCGAAGAAGCCTATTACGACGAACAGTTTGACGAGCCGCTTATTGTAGCGTCATTTGCCAAACAGTACGGTATTAGGCTTCTGACGGAAGATATATCGGTCAGGGAGTACAGGAAACTGCTGGCAGGCATTATGCACGATACGCCGCTCGGATATGTTATCTCGGTCAGATCCGAAAAGGACCCGAAGAAGATACGCGAGATGACGAATGCCGAGAAGGATATCCGCCGAAAGTGGCAGCGGTTCCGTGCTGCTAAGGCGGGTCCTGTGCAGTATACGATGACCGTGGAACAGTTCCAACAGCTCTTTAAAAATCTCGCAGGGGGGTGAGAATATGCCGCAGGGCACTAATGTTGGCTCTGTGTTTTTTAACATAAACACAAACCGTGGTGCGTTTTCCAAGGAAATAAAAAGCGCGGCCGGACAGGCTCAGAGCGTGTTTTCGTCCGCGATGGGCAAGGTCGGCAAGGCAATAGGCGTTGCGTTTTCGGCGGCCGCCGTCGTTTCTTTCGGTAAAAAGTGCGTTGAGGTAGCGAGCGAGACGCAGTCCGCGTGGGTGGGTCTGAGTTCCATTCTGAACGGGCAGAAGAAGTCATTCGGCGAAGCAAACAGATTTATCCAGGATTATATTTCTGACGGTCTCGTGCCGCTTAACAACGCTGTGACCGCATACAAAAACCTTGCGGCTCGCGGATACAGCACCGAGCAGATAGAAAAGACAATGACTGCGCTGAAAGATGCTGCGGCATTTGGCCGTCAGGCGTCTTATTCATATGGTGATGCCATCTCCACGGCGACGGAGGGTCTGAAAAACGAAAATTCTATCCTTGTTGACAACGCAGGTGTTACCAAGAATGTGGCGAAAATGTGGGAAGATTATGCCAAGTCTATCGGCACAACAACAAACGCACTTACGCAGCAGCAGAAGATAGAAGCCGAAGTCAACGGCATCATGGAGGAAACAAAGTGGCAGACAGGCGACGCTGCAAAATATGCCACTACTTTCGCCGGCAGGGTCGCAAAACTGTCTGCGACATTCACGTCATTAAAAACAGAAATCGGCAATGTGATAATACCGATACTAAACCTTTTTATCCCGGCAATTCAGACCGCGCTTGACGCGCTGCTGAAGTTTTTGGGTCTGCTGAAAACGGTGATGGCATCAATCGGGCTTGAGATGCCCGATGTGACATCCCTTGGCGGCGTAACTGCGGGGGCAACGGAGGCCGCCGAGGCTATTGACAACACCGGCACGGCTGCCGAAAAAGCCGCCAAGAAAGTCAAAAAGGCTTTTGCGTCATACGACGAGATCAATGTGCTTAGCAAATCAAGTGCATCCGATACCGGCACGGGCGGAAGCTCGGCGGGCGCGTCGGGGGTTGAAGCGGCGACTATAGGCGGCGTAAACTCGCTGAAAGACCAGCTGTCAAGCGCATCGGCGGAGCTGGGTACATTCTTTGCCCCTCTCGCCGATGCCTGGCAGGCGCACGGAGACCCGATTGTACAGAGCATAAAAAACGCCTTTAACAATCTGAAAGAGGTTGGAAAGGGCGTGGGCGATGTCATAAAAAATTGGTGGCAAGGCGAGGGCGGAAGGTCGTTTGCCAACACAACACTCGAGCTGTTTGAGAAAATAGCAAGAGCTGCCGAACGTGTCACAAAAAGCATTAAATATATCTGGGATAACGGCGGTAAAGACACCTTTAATAATCTTGTGAAGATATTGGGCACTGTCGGAGAAATCATCATGATCGTTGTCGGTTATATTGCCGATCTCTATGGCGATCTTGTGGAGGGATTCGCCCCGGACGCTGCCGAAGGTTTGCAGGGCGTAAACGACAAGTTGTCGGCGTTTAACGGCGTGCTTGAGTGGCTGAAAACGGATGGAAAACCAATTCTTGAGGGCCTCGCGTATACCATAGGGCTTGTCGGTGCAGCATGGCTTGCTTATAAAGGCATTATGATTGCGGTAGAGGTCGCAAGCAAGGCTTATGCAGCTGCGCAGGCGGTTGTCAATGCGGTCATGAATGCGAATCCTATCGGGATTATTGTGACTTTAGTAGCAGCGTTGATCGCAGTTATAATTTTGTGCGCAAAGCATTGGGACGAGCTGAAAGCAGCAGCTTCGAGAGCTTGGGATGGAATAAAAGCCGTATGGGCAACAGTGGCGAATTGGTTTAGCGTAAACATCATTGAGCCGATTAAAAACTTTTTCTCGAACCTCTGGGCAGGAATAATGACAACCTTCGCGAATGTGAAGACATACTTCCAGCAGAAATTTAGCGAAGCGTGGGCGGCTATCAAGGGTGTGTTTGCGCCGGTAGGGTCATTTTTCTCGGGAATTTGGGAGACGATACGCTCTAAATTTTCGACAATAGGAACAAAGGTCGGCGAAACGATGGGTAATGCCTTTAAAACGGTCGTTAACAAAATCATATCGTTTGCCGAGCGAACCATAAACGGATTTATCCGCGCGATAAACCGCGCTATATCACTCATCAACAATATCCCCGGAGTGAGTATATCGCCGCTCAGCGAATTGAATGTTCCCAAGCTCGCCCAGGGTGGCTGGGTAGCGGCAAACAATCCGCAGCTTGCTATCGTCGGCGATAACACCCGTGAGGGCGAAATAGTGTCGCCCGAGTCAAAGATTCGCGAGCAGGTCGAGCTTGCGCTCGCCAAGGCGGGCGGTTTTGCCCAAAAGGTTAAGCTGCAGCTCGAACTGCTTATCCGCTATCCCGACGGACGCACGATAATCAAAACTATCAACGAAGCCCAGATAGCCGAGGGCAGGATTCTTCTGGAGGTGTAAAGTGTGGAAAAATATGAAGTGCTTATAAACGGCAGCATAACACTCACCGCCGACGGGATGGGCTGGGAATATCCGCAGACTGACTCGGAAGGGTCGGGCGCGACCGATGAAAATTTGATGATCCGCGAAGTTCTGCCGGAGCGCGACAAGCTCATTCTGACATTTGAAAAGGATAAGACCGAGGCGGAGATCAGGAAAATTCTGCAAGTCAGGGCGATGACCGAATGTACTGTAAAATTTTATGATCTTCGTGCCGGTGCGTTTTTGACTAAGACGATGTACCCGGTTTCTGATGCAGTGACGGCACACGCGCTGATTAACGGCGAATACGTCATTGAGGCGTTTGAGCTACGTTTCGTTCAGACCGGAACTGTGCTTTTACCTTATGGAAGAATGATAAATTCCTTGCAAGCCAAG